AGTAAAATACAAAAATGATAAAATCAATTTATGTTATTCTAAAATATCAATCGATGATTGTTATAAAGAATTTTATAAATTTTCATATATTAAAGCTTCTGAATTATATGATAGACTTATAACTAATAATACTTCAAATTTAGAAAATTATAATATAAATGCAGTAAAGGATGAATTTTATGTAAAACAATTAAAACCAAAAGACTTATATATAAAACTGAGAGAACTTGTAGTTGAATTGGAAAAAAAATTAATAGTGTAAATAATAATTCAAATAAATAATACTTTAAATATTATTTTCATTAAATGATTTTTATTAGGTTATTTAAATCATAATTTGTAAAAAATTTAATATATAATTTATATAAATTGTAATGTCTAAAATACAAAGACTAGAACCAATAGTATTTTTAATTGATTTAGATGGAACAATGATTGGAAATATACAACCGCAAGTAGAAGAATATTATTTAATAAAATCTATTAATAAAGAAATAAGAAAAAGTAATAATAAACAAATTAGATATAGTAATTCTATTCTTAATGAAGAATTAAAAAAATATATAATAAGACCTAAATTAGATAAATTTTTTAAAAATATAAAAAAATATGAAAATATAGAATTATTTGTATATACAGCATCAAGTGACGATTGGGCAAAATTTATTATACCACAACTTGAAAAAGTTACCAAATTTAAATTTAATAGACCATTACTTACAAGAAATAATATAATTCCAAATAATCAAAAGACTAACATTAAATCTATAAATAAAGTAAAACCTTTGGTTTATAAATCTTTAAAAAAAAAATATAAATTAAATAGTATCAATGATTTAAAATATATAACATTAATTGATAATACAAAAAATGTTTTAATTGAAAAAAAAAACTTAGTTCTTTGTCCTACTTATGATTATATTCATCAAATTGATTATCTAAGAATGATTCCAAAAGATACTCTTAAAAAATACTATATACTAATTGAAAAAAATTTGGGTTTAGATCATTCAACAAATCTTTATGAATTTTATGCAAAGTATTATGAATTATTAAATAAACAATTTTCAAAATGTTCTAGAATTAATAAATATTTTTTAAATGATATTTATTGGATTAGATTTTCAAATCTTTTAAAGCAAAATATTAGTAATATATCTTTTTCTCAATTACTAAGATTATTAAAACAAATAAAATAACTTCTATAAAATAATAATATATTTAAGAAGTATAATACTCTCTTATACAATGATATTATCATTTGATATAGGTATAAAAAATTTATCGTATTGTATAATGTATAAAAGTAATTTAAATAGAAATATAAATGATATTAAGATAATTGATTGGGGTATAATACAATTAATAGATGATGATATTAAATGTAAAACTGTACCATTAGAAACTATAACAGAAATTTTATATAATAAATTACACGATAAATTTATTAATTATGATATAGATACTATATTATTAGAAAATCAACCAGTATTAAAAAATCCATTAATGAAGTCTATTCAGATGATTATATATGGTTATTTTAATTATGAAAAACATATTATGGGGAGAAATATTGAAAGTATTAAATTAATTAATGCTTCTAATAAACTTAAATTAGGAAAAAAATTAAAAGATTTTAATAATTCTGTTGATGTACAGGAAATAAATAAAATTAATAGTAAATATACTAAGAATAAAAAATTAGCAATTATATATACCAATCATTTTCTGAAACAAAGATTAATTGAAGAAGATTATGAAAAATATAATACTATATTTAATGATCATAAAAAAAAAGATGACTTATCAGATGCATTCTTACAGGGTTTATACTTTATTGAACATTAATTTAATATTTTTTTAATTTTTTTATATTTATGTCTTTTTTTAATATTTTAAATTTTATATTTTTAATAAAAAATATATTATAATAATAAAATGGTTGAAGGAGGAAAACCTAAAAAAAGCAAAGTTAAAAGAGGAATGAATGATTTTATGAAAGCTAAAGAAAAAGCTAGAAAAAATAATTTAGACAGTTTTGAATATACTACCAAAGCTGGAAAAAAAACAACATATGTAAAATTTGTAATGAAAACTGGTATGGTTGCTTACAAAGCTAAAAAATAAAAAATTTGTTTATTTACATTTATAATTACACTATTTAAATTTATTTTTTTGATTTTATAATTTTATAATTATATTATTTAATTATTCTTAGAAATCATCATCTTCATCATTTGTATCAAATACTAATGGTTTAGCATCTGCGCTATGTAATTCTGCTTTACTATAATTACTTACTCTAGTTTCAAAGAAGTTAGCTTTTAAATCCATACCGATTCTATCCATAAATTGAAATGGATTACTAGTATTAAATATTTTATTATAACCTAATTGTACAACAAGTCTATCTGCTACAAACTCAATATATTCTCTCATTAAATCATTATTCATTCCTAGTAATGCACAAGGAATACTATCAATTATAAATTCTTTTTCTATTTCAACTGCTTCTTTAACAATTGAATGTACTTCTTCTTCTGATAATTTATTAACAATATGACTATATAATAATATAGCAAATTCTGTATGTAATGATTCATCTCTACTAATTAATTCATTACTGAATGTTAATCCGTGCATTAAACCTTTTTCTTTTAACCAATAAATAGCACAGAATGCTCCACTAAAGAATATACCTTCAATTATAGCAAAAGCAACAAGTCTCTTTTGAAATGATGATTCTTTATCATCGATCCATTTCATAGCCCAATTTGCTTTCTTACCAACACAAGGTATTGTTTCTACAGCATTAAGAAGTCTATCTTTTTCAACATCATCCTTAATATAAGTATCAATTAGTAATGAATATGTTTCACTATGAACCGTTTCTATTGCGTTTTGAAAACTATAGAATGCTAAAACTTCAGGAGCTTTAATTTCTTGCATAAATCTTAAAGCTAAATTTTCATTAACAATACCATCTGATGCAGCAAAGAAGGCTAATACATTTTTAATAAAGTGTCTTTCATCGTCTGATAATTTTAACCAATCATCCATATCTTTCATAAAGTCAATTTCTTCTACAGTCCAATATGTTGATACATGTTTTTTGTACATAGACCATACATCGTCATATTGTATTGGGAAAATTACGTGTCTGCTTCGGTTTTCGGTTAATAGAGGTTCATTCATTCTATACTAATTTGTATAATATTCTTAAATAAAAAAATTTCAGAAATTAAAAAATAAATTCAATTTTTATAAAATTAAAATATTTGTAATGTTTATTTGATTACAATAATTATAACAAACAAAATCTGTTATATTTTAGGTAAATTTTTATTGTAGATATCATTATTTAAATAATATATCCAATTATAAAACATTAATTGATTATGTGATGAATCACCACTTTCATCTCTTAAATATAATCCTATTCTTCTACCACAATATTTCTCAACTTTATTAAATAATTCCTCTTTACAATTTTTAATAAAATCTTCTCTTTTTTTTTCATATACTAAATCTATAATATGATTGTAAATATCATTATTTAATTCTTTCTCAAAATAATTCTTTATAGACATATTACTTAATTTAATTAAATGTTAATTCAATAAAAATCATTTCAATTTTTATAAAATTTATTTTAATTTTATAAAAATCTAAAAATAAATGATTAAATCTTAATTAATTTTTCACCTAATACTTTTTCCGAATTTAATTTGTTTTCTAATTCTGATAATTTTCTTTTTTTACAATCATCTAAACCTTTACATTTATGTACATTCATATCTCTACAAGAACTACAAAAATCACCATTACAATATTTACAATCAAATGTTAGTAATCCTATTTTCTTTCTACAATTCAGACATCTCTTCTTAGACATTTCTAATTTTATTAATTTCTATAAAATTATTATTTTACTGAAATTAAAACTTTATTTTATTAAATCCATAATAAATTTAAAATAATTCAAATTTTATATTTTATTAAATAAATGGTAGAATATTATAAAACACAAAAAGGATATTGTTATAAAAAAACACAAAAAGGTGGTTCTAAACGTATTTCTAATAAAGATTATGAAAAAAAAACTAAATTAAAAAGCGGTGGTTCTGGTACTTTACCTGCGTCACCACCACCACAAAATATAAATACAACAACAAACAAATCACCACTAACAACAACACCAGCACAACAAGATAAAGTAAATTATTTTATAGTCAATAATATAAAATTTGATTTAGAAACTGATGATAAGATTATTACAAAAGAAATAAATAAGTATATTACTGAAACTAAATATGAAATTACTGTAATTGATAATAAAATTAGTATAAAAAAAATAGGACAAGGAGGGGGTAAACAAAATAAAAGAAAAAAGAAAAACCAAAAAGGAGGTGTTGATTTAAACTTATTATTAAAAAAATTAAAATGTTTTGGAAATACAGATGTTTCGCAAAATGATAATCAAAAAAATGAACAACAAAGTAATGAACAACAAAGTGCTATTCAAGACATTTTTAATGTCTATAATCATATGGACAAACAAATAAGGGAATTACAAAATAATGCAAAATTATCATCAAACGCATTTGAAAAATTATCAAAAGATATTATGGTTATTCCTGATTTTAATCCATCCGATATGATTAAGCTAATTGAAAGTGAATATATTAAGCATAATTGTAACACCAATCAACAACCACAAAAAACACAATCACGACAAAATAAAAATGCAACTAGTAATTTGATGAATAACAATTCTGATGTTATTAAACTAGTTATTGTATTTTGTGTATTGATAGTAAATAAATTAAATGTAAATTTTAGATTTTTTCCAAGACCTCATGTTAATAAAATAATTAATGAAATAACAGTATTCGGTTATGTAGTATATTTATTAGCATTATTATTTTTAAAAATTTTAAAAAAATGAAGTGAATAACAATTATAGAAAAAAAATAATCAATATTAATGAATAATATCCTCATAATAAATATTTTAAATTATATTAAAAACTTTATTATTTTATATTTTATTAAATAAATAAAATGGGTGCTCAACACTCTACACTTAATGAAAATTTAAAAGGGGTATTTGGTAAAGAACTTAAGGAACTAAATGATTTATGTTACAGAATAATTAGTAAAGAAGATAGTTCAAAATTTACTAAAAATAAATACAATATGTTTATTAATGAATTATATGATAATCACGTATTAGTTCTAGAAAAACAATTAAATAAGCATCTTAAAATTGATTTGGAACAACTAAATTCTTCTATTTATCTTTTACCAAAAAAACAAGAAGATGTTATTGATTTAGATCAAGATAAAGGTTTTTTTAGTAAAGCACAAAGCAAATTTATTAAAAAAAGTGATTTAACAAATATGATTAGTCAGCATTATGCCACAATATTAAATATGGTTAAATTAGTAACACAAGTGTATGACCTTGAAGGTGGGGGTGACCTATCAATTGCCGGTATACTAAAAAGAAATATAAGTATGGACAATGGATTACTAGTAGTTAATTATTGTAATATGTCTCAATTTGATTATAAAGATAATAAAAGAGTAGAAAAGGTTAATTTTGGAAACTTAAAAGGAGTTAAGTTATTAACAACATTAATGAGTAAAGATGAAGCTCGTGCATTCACAAAACATCTTAATGCTTTATTGAGCGATAATACATCTTACGCTAAACTAGAAAAGACCATTTGTGAAAATAATTTACTATATGATACAAAGGAATTTTCTGATTTATTCAAAAATAAAAATGGTATGAAAATTGATTGTTCTAAACATAAATATTATTCAAATACAAATGAATATGATTTATTCTTATCTGTTTCAAAAAATAATCCAATATTATCTGGAAACAAATGCTTAGATAAAAAGAAGGTAATAATTAATATGAATGATAAAAATATTTCAAAACAAAGTAAAAAATTACATCAATTATATGATACATTTACAAATAATTATAACCATAACATAAAAAATGTATTCTCTAATCTTTATAGTGTTATTGATATGAAGGATGGATTTACTATAAAAGATGTAAGTAATAATCAATTACAAAATACATTAAAGAAACTTAAAGTTCATATAATGAAGTTCTATATTAACTCTGTTGTTGACTATAAAAACTTACTTGACCAAGCAAAAAAAGTAGGTAGCGTTAATGTAAACAAAAATAATTTATAAAAGAGATTTAAAATAATTTATAAAAAATATTATATTCAAAGTAATTTTTATTAAATTTAAATTTAATTAAAAATATATTTTATTAAATTTAATTAGATGAAATCTTGGACTGATATAAATGTATCCAAAAAAACGATGACTGAAAACTTAAAGATTTCTTTTTTTAATCAAGATTTCCAAAACATACAAATCTATATTTGTGAATTTATTGTTAATAAACAAACAGACTTATTATTAGAAACATTAATAGAATTATATTGTGATTATTATTCTTCACTTAATCAAAAAACATTAACTAAATTAAATACCTGTATTGATATTGTTAAAAATAAAAATAAGAATTTATATTTATCAGAAGACAGATTAGTTTTTACTGATTTAGGTAATGATTTAAATAATTTAATAAAAACTCAAAATTTGTATAAAAAAAAATATGAAACAAAGATGTTATATGACCCATCAATTATAATTAATAAATTAAATAAAATAAATTATAATATTTGGAATGAAATTAAGTTATATTTACCAAATGAACACCATAAATATTTTTTAGAGCTTATATATTTACTATCATCAAATAATAAAGAACAATTTAATAATTTATTAAATACAATAATTAATAAATTTAGTAAAACAAAATTAATAAAAAATGTTGAAACAATTAATCAAAACTTTAATGATTGTTATATACTAGTCTTTTTTGAATTATTTAAAAAATATAAGAATTTATTTAATGATTTTAAGATAAATAATTATTATGATTTGTATTTCAATATATTTAATTATAAATTAAAAAAATCAAATATAAACAATAGACTACCTTTAATATTTTTACTATTTGATTTATTATTTGCAGATAAATCTAGAACAACTTATTATGGAAACAAAAATAAAGTAGATACAAACTATATTAATCAAATATATAATAAATTAATAGACTTTTATGAATTACCTAAAGAAATAAAGAAGAAGGAAAGAAAGAAACCACAGAAAAAAGAAAATAAAGAGGAATCGAATGAAATAAATGAAAATAAAAAAGTAGACCAAAATCAAGAAGATAAAGGCGAGGATTATCTCGATTATTTATACACGATTATAAACTTTAATAATAGAGAACACAGAAGAAAACAGAATAAAGTTGAATATAATAAAAATAGTATGAAGAGAAGTAAAATAAAAAAACCAATTGATATAGATGGTGATGAAAAAATATTCAGTTCATATACAAATAATGATATAGATATTATAAAACTAAACGATAGATTAAAATATAGATAAAAAAATTAATAAAATTTTAATATTTATTATTATAAATATGAGTCAATCTAACACACCAAAAATTTTAGACACAAATTCTCAGGCAGATAGAACAACTGGTGCACTTTCAACAAGAACACAGCAAACAAATACATCACAACAGCAATCAAATACACAGACGCAACAAACACAAATACAACCATCACAACAACCACAACAAACACAACCACAACCACAACCCCAACCACAACCACAACAACCACAATCACAACAAGCAAATACACCAAGATTACAGCAAACAAATACACCACAACAACCACAAACACAAGCACAACCACAACCACAACCACAAAAACAAACACAAAGACCACAACCACCACAACCACAACCACAACAACAACCACAAAAACAATCAAATAAAATTAGAAGACAAAATATACCACCTTTACCACCACCTGTTATACCAATAAAAACAGATAACACTAATGAAAAACCAGTTAAAATAACTAAAACAAAAAGTAAAACAAAAAGTAAAACAAAAAGTAAATCAAAAAGTAAACCAAAAAAAGAAATATCATATGATGAGATTAAAATAATTTATAAAGATGAGAATGTATTTGGTAAAACATTTTCTAAAAAAGCAAAACATTTAAAATGTGCAATTGATTTTTTGACATTACATCAGTATTTAAATAGAAGAGGTAAAATTAAAGAAAATGAATATAAATTTATAAAAAAAAGATACATATGGCAATATATTTATTATTTAAGAATCAATAATAAAAATGTAGATATGTTTAAAAAATATTTAGGTTTAGGTCATAAAATCAAAGCAATACAATTATATAAAATGATAAAAGAAGAAACTAAAAAAAAAGGCGATAAAAGTGGAAATAAAATTAAAAATAAGCATGTTGATAAATCAGAATTAAAAACTTTCATCAATAAATTATTTAGAAAAAATTTAGATTTAAATGTACCATTTATGGAATATTATGTTATGACTAACAAAAAAAAAATCAGTCGTCCAAGGAAAAATAAAGTTGATGTAAATACAAAAAAACAAACAACTAATAAATCACAAATTATCCCTACAAAATTAGAAATAGAAGTAGTAACAGATAGAGGTAAGGTAAAGAATGATTTTAGAGATTCAAATGTAGGTATAGAAGTAAATGCAAAAATACAAAAAAAATCATAATTAATATGTAAATATGTAAAATATTATATGTTTATGCTCTTATATGTAGATACAAAATAATTAATAAAACCAAAAAGAGAACATAATGTTAATTTTCCATTAATTGTAAATAACCAAAACTTAGGTAATATAATTGTTTGTTTAGGTTTTAGTATAATTTTAACAAATTGTGTATTATTTATATTATTAAAATCATTTACTTTATAACTTGATATATTATAATTATTAGAATTAGATGATGACCAATTAAATTTATTCATATTTTTTGGATGAGATATATAAATATCAACCGGTATGTTATTTGAATTATAGATTAATAAATAA